TATCAAAAATATTATGGATTGCGTCGAATCGGCGTTTTTCCAGATTTCGCTTGTGCACGACAACATGGGTGCGTTGATCGGCCAGCACCTTCACTTGTCTGTCTTTCCCTACGCTTGGTGGTTAGATAAGTTTAAGGAATACCGCATTCTCTGGTCAGATCAAGATGCAATTAACGCAGTCTTTTATGTAAAAAAGGAGATTTAAAAATGGCTATTCCTTCACGCGTTTTGGCTTCAGGAAATTCAGGTCTTGCAACTACGAGCATTTGCGGTGACGGCGCGACCGGACTGGTTGCGGTTGGCAGCACGATTGCTGATGCGCTGCAATTGTCTGCGGTTTGGAACACGATCACCACCAGCGCGGCCAGCACTGGCGTTCTTTTGCCGCCGACCGAAGTGGGCGCGATGATCGGCATTCGTAACGATTCCGGCCAGACGATAACGATTTATCCAAAATCCGGATCAACGATTAATGCCGGCGCCTCAACGCTGACGGTTGCAACCGCTAAAACCATCATTCTGTTTGCTACCAGCGCAACAACTTGGGCATCGGTTTTGACGGCGTAAAATGACAATTCCCTCGCGGGTTTTGGGGGCCGGTGCGTCTCATTATGACCGTTGCCATCTGTGGCGACGGCGTGGATGGTTTGACTGCAACTGGTTCCACCCGCGCTGATGCGTTGCAACTGAATAAGATTTATAACTCGGTTGATACTGCAACTGCTGGCACTGGCGTTTTGTTGCCGCCCACACAAATGGGTGCGACGATCTACATCGCCAACTCAGGCAATAGCACGATCAAGGTTTATCCGTACGAAGCCGCGACAACGGTTAATCAAACTACATCGGCATCCATTCCCAAAGATCACACAAGTATATTTTTTGCAGTGACCAATGCCATGTGGTACAGCATCAACGGCACTAAAACTTAATCCCCACAGGAGAAATCAAATGGCTTTAGATAGCGACATTTATAACGCGGATTCGCACCTTCACGTTGAGTTTTATTTGAACGAGGACGGCGAATTTAAGGCAAATCCGAAAGAGTTTGTGCGGATCATTGTGCCGGGTGACAAAACTAATGTCGTTGACCAGCCTGTTCGGGAGGATCACAAAGAGCGTTTTCCTCGCCAGTATCTGTATTGGAAGATGCAGAACACCGACGCCTCGGCGATCGGCACTCCGCTGTCGCAATGGCACACAGACGCGCCCGAAGAATTTAATTCTCACCAGATGGCCGAGCTGCAAATCTTGAAATTCCAGACTGTTGAACAGATCGCCACTGCCACAGATTCGCAATTGCAGCGTATTGGCATGGGCGCCTCGGGGTTGCGCGAAAGAGCCCGGTTGTATCTGACCAACAAAAACAAATCACAAAGCGACATTGAGCTTGAAGAAACCCGGGCACAGCTCAAACAATTGCAAGAACAAATGGCCTCCCTGATGGAAACCCGCAAGCCGGGGCGACCGCGCAAAGAGGTTGAGGCCGCTTAGAAAGGTTGAATTATGTCGAGCACGATGTTGCAGCTTGTGCAGCAGGTCACAAACGAATTAGGGGTTTCAACGCCTGCATTTGTTGCCGGCAACTCTAACCAGGATGTGATTCAAATTCTGGCGCTAATGAACGCCACCGGCTATGAGCTGCTGCGTCGGCACAACTGGCGTGCGATGACAAAACAGTATGGTTTTTATACTGAATATTTGACCACAACCGGAACTTGGACAACCGCAGCGCGAACAATTACCGGAATTCCCAGCACTGCGGGCTTGGATACGACTTATCAAGTGCAGGGCACTGGCATCAATCAAAACACGTATATCGTGTCAGTTGATAGCCTGACGCAAGTCACAGTAAACCAAGACTTTGCCGCAGCTGGCACTGCTGCAACTGCTAATTTTCAGAAAATTCGATACGATTTGCCCAGCGATTACGAGGCTCTTGTGCCTCGCACGATGTGGGATAAATCCAAGCATTGGGAATTGCTTGGACCTGAGGACGCCCAGCAATGGGAATGGTTGCTCTCAGGCTATATCAGCACTGGACCGCGCATTCGCTGGCGCTTGCTAGGCAAGTATTTCCAGATTTGGCCTGGTATGTCTACCGCAGAAAACCTCGGCCTAGAATACCGCAGTAACGGCTGGGCAGAAGCGGCCGACGGCACTGTAAAAACCAGCTTTACGGTTGACACCGACACCACAATATATCCAGATCGCCTGATGGTGCTTTCAACAAAACTTAAATACTTTGAGGCTAAAGGTTTTGACACCACAGCAATGTATCGAAACTATTTGATGGAGTTAGAGGCCGCAATGGCGCTGGATATGTCAAGTGCCAATCTGAGCTTTGCGCCGCGCCCCGGCACCGTGTTGATCGGTTACGACAACATACCGGACTCGGGCTATGGCCCGAATTAACCAAATGGTGCAGCGGTCTGCTGCTCGCGTGGCGTCGATTCCGGCGCCCGTTGGCGGTTGGAATGCTCGCGATTCCATTGCAAACATGGATCCGCTGGATGCGGTGCAATTGGTTAATATGTTTCCGACTGTCAGTAATTGCGTGTTGCGTGGCGGTGCGGTTGAGCACGCCACCGGGATGAGCGGGCAAATTCAATCGTTAATGGTTTATAACGGCGCCGCAACTGAAAAAATGTTTGCCATTGTCGGCACGCCGGATCTGAAAATTTACGACGTAACAACAGCGGGGGCGGCTACCGCAACCAGCGTTACCGGACTCACAAACGCCATTTGGGAATACATTAACATCACCACCACTGGCGGCAATTATCTGTATTGCTGTAACGGTGTTGACAAGCCGCGGCTGTATAACGGCAGCACATGGACCGCAATCGACGGCGCATCAACGCCAGCCATTACCGGCGTGACGACCACGACGCTATCCAACGTGACGCTGTTTAAAAATCGTTTGTGGTTTATCCAAAAAGACACGCTTAAGGCGTGGTATCTGCCGACCAGCTCAATCGGTGGCGCCGCACAGGTTCTTGATCTGTCGGCAATTGCCAAACAGGGCGGGCACCTGGTTGATCTGGACACGTGGACGATTGACGCCGGTTATGGGGTTGACGATAACCTTGTATTTGTAACTTCAAACGGCGAAATTATTGTTTACCGCGGAACCGATCCGGCCAGCGATGCCACATGGGCGCTTGCTGGCGTTTGGAGTATGGGAAGCCCGATCGGTACGAGATCAATGCTGAAATGGGCAGGTGATCTGTTAATTTTGACGTATGACGGCCTGATGCCAATGGCGCAATCGTTGCAATCCTCGCGCCTTGATCCCCGCGTTGCACTGTCAAACAAGATTCAGGGAGCCATTACAAAGGCCACAACGCTGTATGGCGGCGATCACGCGGCAGTAGGTTGGCAAGTGGTCTACAGTGCCAAAAATAACGCTGTATGGATCAATGTGCCTATTGCAGAGGGGCAACAGGAACAGTATGTGATGAACACCATCACAAAAAGCTGGTGTCAGTTTCAAAATTGGGATGCCAATTGCTGGGAAATATTTAACGACGATCCGTATTACGGTGGCTTGAACACGGTTTATAAGGCTTGGTCAAACACCTATACCGATCCCGACAGCAGCAACATAACCAGCAACGTTTTGCAGGCATTTAACTACTTTGACAGTCGCGGCGTAAAAAAGTATTTCACCAGAGCGCGACCAAGTTTGTTTACCGACGGATTGCCTGAAATATTAATTGGCATGAACGTAGATTTTGACATTGAGGACAATACCGCACCATTGTCTTTTTCCGCTAATTCTGGCGGGTTGTGGGATCTTGGAACTTGGGATAACTCGTTGTGGGGATCTGGTTTGCAGATTACAAACAATTGGCAAGGCGTGACCGGGATAGGGTATTGCGCCGCCATTCAATTTAAAAGCGCATCTAGCGGGCTGCAAATCGAATGGGCGTCCACTGACGTGGTATTTCAGGCCGGATGGGCAGGAATATAGTATCAGGGCCGGAAGTCGGCCATTGGGTTGCACAACGTGTTGACGGTGGCTTTTTTGAGGGCCGATCGGTTGCGTTAGGGCTAAAACGAGATGATCAGATTATTGCAGGCGTCATTTATGAGAACTGGAACCATCAAACAATCTGGTGCCATTTTGCCATTGAAGGGCAGCTGACGCCGGCCTATTTGGC